CCATTGGAGATGGCGTAGAGTGGCAAAATCAATTTGTGTACTCTCAGTACAGATCGCTTGAAGGTCTTGGTGTCTTTGCCGCAATTTTAGACGCAAATGGATGGCAACCGTACAAGATCATTAACCAAAATGGACAATGGATTGAAGACCCTGCACTGTCGAACAAACCCGCATATGCATTTTACACGGGAGAGGAAAAGGTTGAAGAGCGTGAACTGTCTCGTCAAATCTTTAACGGACGGTATGAAGCAAAGTTTCCCGAGTCCTTGAAAACAAGCATTGCTGCACGGGGGAAGAAATTGCTTTGTCTCCTGATGGCATCGAGCAGTGGTGCCGAAGGCATTACGTTAGCAAATGTGCGGCACGTCCACATTATGGAACCCCACTGGACCCCGGCACGCCACGATCAAGTCATTGGTCGTGCGGTTCGTATCTGCTCCCACGCCACGCTTCCCGTTGAATCCCGCACTGTACGCGTGAGTATCTACATGAGTGTATTCAGTCCAGAACAACTCAAGACGTCGGAAGGACCGAACATTGCCCGCGTCCGTCGTGCCGACACATCGAAAAAGAGATACGAAGGCGGTTCGCCGGTAGACATGTTCATGTCCACAGATGAATACCTGTATGAGGCAGCGTTTGAAAAGGATGTGATCAATCAGAGACTTGGATTTTTGTTAAAACAATCCGCAGTGGATTGCGAAATTCACAGGAAACTTCACAGTCGAGAGAAGAATGTAATTTCATGCATGCGCTTCGATAGCGGAGTCACTGGAGAAGACCTCGCATTCAATCCTGCAATCAAGACAGATCCATCGGATGCATCGTATCTGCGAAACATGGACAGAAAACGCCGCAGACTCCAGCAGGTGACGATTAAGGATCTGCTCTTCTTGTACGACGCAGACAGTCGGGAACTCTTTGATGTGTCTGCCTTTGCAGACAATCAGCGTCTGATTCGCATTGGTGTTATTGAATCGGAAGGCAGAGTCCGTTACGCACTTGCATGGTGAAGGATATCCTGCAGAAATCCAGCGCATACCGTTTTCCATGTCAAGAAGGTGTGCTCCCGAATCTTCTCACGACGAGTCGCCAGATTCTTTACGGCAGACTCCATTGCAGTTGCAGTGTCTTCAGGCGAAAAGGTAGGCGCAGACAATCCAAGCGGCATGGATCCCGGGAAATAGACGTCAATGTCGCACCTAGGAATAAAATCGGTGACGCTCTCATTCAAGAATGAACGGTAACTGCCCACATCGGTCACAACTTGAGGCGCGCCCGTATACAGGTGCTCAAGCTGACACAGACCGAACCCCTCTCCATCACTTGTATTGATCCCAATGTCCGTCAGATTGTAAATCTGATTAATGATCTCATCCGGCAGCGTATTCGGTGGCGTCGTATCCACAATCATGAGACGGGTCTTGAACTCCTCAAACGGAAGATTTGCACGCTTCAATTGATCCACAAAGATCCGATGAAGGTCGTAATATGCACCTGCCTGCGGACCGGTGACCGTGACACACATCAAGTACAGAGGCAAGGTTGGATTCCTGGCAAGAAGACGAACGAATCCGATCAACATTGTGTCCAGACGCTTCCGTTGACTGTTACGATTTGCATTCAAGAACACGATCGAGTCCGGTGCGATTTTCTGAGATGTGCGCAAGGTCATTCGCATACTCTGCGGCATGTTCGAAAAGACAGTCGGATCCACGGCATGCTCAATGATTCCAATCTCCTTTGAAATTCCATACGTCTTGAAGACACGTGCCCACTCGTCCGTAAAACAGTAAATCTTGTCCGAACAATCACGAATCTTGTCAATCAGAGGTTGAGCAATGCCCGTGTACACTTGGTCCACATATGTCCAGACCTTGTACCGCGGAGGGGTCTCGGTCACCTTCATTGCGTCCAGAAACTTGCAAATGATGAGAGGATCATTGTAGATCATTACAATGTCCGGATTGACCATGTCCAGATACTCATGAATCTTATTGAACCCAAATCCCTCCTCCTTCGGGTCCTCGTTCGCACCGGCATCGTACAAGACAACACCCTCCGGTGCCTTACGAACCGACTTTCGATCCGGATGCCGCTGAAACCCAAAGTGGTACGTCTTGACCCTAGGTGCAAGTGTCGCGAGTTGCGACAGCAGATTGAAACTCACCTTGGAGTACCCCGTCGTCTGGTCCACGTGAGTCGATATCAGTACAAACCTCATTGAGTAGATTCTTTCACCTCTCTATAAATCAAAGATGTCACAGATTAATTCGGTCCAGGATTTTCTTACGCAGAGGAAGAGACAGATTGTTGCTGCGACCTTTAAGTCGAATCCGCCCCCCGCTCACCGGCGATACAATTATGTGTACACTGCGGTCAGCGGAAACAAGGCAATGCAGTTTGAACGCAAGTTTGTACCCGGTCAAGTCTACAATACAAATCTTGTTGCTCTCGGACCTGTTCAATACACCAATCTCTGTTGTTTGCCGGTTGGAACAACATCTCCGTAAGTAATATAAAATGGGTGGAACTCAATCTTCGCAACCTGCACCTGCACCTGGTGCTCCTGCACCTGCACAATCGAGCTGGTGGAACCCCTTTGCCTCTGCACCTGCTGCACCTGCTGCACCCGCTCCCCAACAGCAACCGCAGTATGGACCGCCCGGACCGTACGGAGGTCGCAGGCGCCGTAGTCGTCGCGCCAAGAGACGGTCTCGTCACCGCCGCCGGGTGTAACGACGTCTGCGCCTACGAGTTTTCCGACCGCCCTTTGGAGGGTTTAAGACATCCTCGATCTTGGCAACACACGCATCGTATGAAAGACCGGACACATCAACAAGTCGAAATCCCGCAAACCGATACATTTTGAGATCTGCCTCCGTCGGGTTCCCCATTTTAAACGGGGCATCTTGAAACACTGCACCTGGAAACATCTCCTTGAATTTCTCTTGTAGGTACGCATGGAGTTCTAGGTGATTGCAGTATCCCTCTGCCTTTTGCGCGCGGGCCCGCAACCAGTATTGCAGGTATGTGCCCGATTGAAGATTGAATCGTAGGGTGCCACCTGACTTCAGGAGTTCACCGCCATTGTGTATAGTCGTTGCACCCACTCGAGTCGCAATTGCGCCGTGTTTCGTACCGATTTCAAATGCATCCCGTACCGGACATGCTACAAACTGCTTTTCGCCACCGCCTTTCGAAAATACAATCCATGTGTAGATCCCGTCCGGGGCACCCCGTAGATCGTCTACATTCAAGAGCGGAATCTTATCAAGAAAAATCTTAAATATATGATTACCTATCGGAGGAAGAACCGCGATCGTTTTGTCAGGCGCACCCTGCATATTGATTTTGCATGGGCGATGGATGTCGTAGGTTCGAGGGTCAAAGGGTTCATACGCATACCCCCTCTCATAGATCTCCTCACACCCTCTGCCCTTTCGCTCTTCAGGGAGTTTTCCTCTATGCAGGAAATCATCCGGATCCTCGACAGGAGCAAGCGCTCCATTTCCTGCCATGAAGGATTTACTTGGTTCTTTATGTAGAGAAAGAATCAAATGCCCGGTGCATTGATGCAACTTGCGGCCGAGGGTGCACAAAACGAATTAGTGAATGGAAATCCGTCCATGACCCACTTTCGCACTGTATATCGTCGGCACACGAACTTTGCCATGGAACATATTCGTCTTACATTCACCGCATCTCATCTCGAATTTGACGCGACAAGCACGAAGACCTTTTCATGCCGCATCGATCGCTACGGACAACTTGTGAATGATTGTTACTTGGTGATTACCCTGCCCGATATATGGTCACCTCTGAAAACGGTAACCACTGCGCCTCCCGGATACGACGAACGATGCAATGCAATCGGGTACGAATTTCAGTGGATCAAGAACATTGGATACAACTTAATCGATCACATCGAACTCACTGCGAACGGTCAAGTTCTTCAAACCATGACCGGCGAGTTCATGAAACTGTATTCGCATCTTACACACGACCAGACGAAGCGAGGGATTGTTGACAAGATGGTTGGACACGTCAAGGAAATGCACGACCCTGCAAATGCCTTTGATCGAAATGGACAATACCCCCACGCAGTTGCAGCTCAAAGTCCGTTAGGTCTTGCCCTGCCCATGACAACAGTGCCTGAACCCTCGATCCGATCTCGTCAACTTATTGTGCCCCTTCACTTTTGGTTCTGCGAGAATGCCGGAACTGCTCTGCCCTTAGTCTCGATGCAAAACACGGACGTTTTCATCAATGTTGTGCTCAGACCGATTATACATTTGTACACGATTATCGATACAAATCCATTGAGTACCACCTTTGGAACACGCATTCGTCCCGATGCATCTGCATTGTCGACGTTCTTGAGTCCGCCGATTCTCAATGGGACACCGTCAAACCCGACATTGACCACCTTTTTCCCAGATCCGTACATTGATGCGAATTTCATTTCCTTGACTGAAATGGAACTGAACCAGTTGGCACGTGCAGATCAAACGGTCTTGATGAAAGAAATTGTCTTTATCGGAAGCGAAAATCAATTTGGTCCCAACACCGAACTTGTGCTTCCAGCTCGAAACCTGGTGACACGCATCCTGTTCAATGCACGTCGTTCAGACAAGGAGGCAAAGAATGACTGGGACAATTACACAAATTGGGACGATTCTGGTCGTGCACCCTTTACCGCAATCAGTTCGAATGTAGGCACAGTCTTGTATTCCAGTGGACAGTACCAAGTGAGTTCCGTGTCTCCCCGAGATGCCGTGGTGGACAGTGTGTTGCTCTTTAACGGACTTGAGCGCTTCTACACAAAACCCAATCAATATTTTTCATTGCTACAGTCGTATCGACACACAACTGGACCCAGTTTGCCCGGTGCGTACATGTACTCCTTTGCCCTCAACCACGACCAGTATCAACCGAGCGGTTCCATGAATGCCAGCAAATTCGACAAGATTACCCTGCGCATGACACTGCAGCAACCCTTGCCGGCAGCACTGTCGACTGGACAGGTCCAGGTTTGCGTTTTGCGATCCACTGTCTTTAACCAGAATCCAACAGTGATTCCACCCGGAAACATTGCATTGTTTGATCCGTCTGAAGTTGTTACCGTCATCCAAAACACTCAAAACGGTGCAATCTTGTTTACCTATACGTACAATGTGGGCGTCTACATTGAGTCGTACAATTTCTTGCGAATCGTAAGTGGTCTCGCAAATCTCGTGTTTGCGTCTTAACAATGGCAACTGGAGCGACAGGAACCGTACCACCACCTCCTTTACCGCCCACTACACCTGCAGGATACGTTCTTCCCGTAACTCCGGGTCCTCAACATATTCCTCCGTCTGGACCTGCAACGTCAATTACAAAGGCAACGCTAAAGACTGCGAAAGATTCTGTTGATGTGCTTGATCAGATTCCACCCTTGTGTGGAGGATCCGTAACGTTCCCAGTCATGCCAATTTACACGGCAACACGTGCAAAAAAGGTCCTGACAACTACACCTGAAGATGACACTGTACGCGGATTTCCAGTTGTTCAACTTGAGATTGTGTATGTAGACAAGGACGGTACCCATACCGACGAATATGCCTTGAACGAAACGGTCACCATCGGAGAGTACACTACACTCGGACAAATCCAGTGTACTCCTCAAACTCTGGTGTGGAATGCAAGTTTGTATGCCTCGTACGGTGTCCTTGGATTTCTTGTGATTCTGATGTTCTTGACGAACATGGTCTATTCTTGGAAACTGTGGGATGGATATTCGGCAAATCGGAAAACAATTGATCCGAACAATGAAGTGGGTATGTCCTATATCGTATCCACATTTGTCAAGTGGACCGCAAGTCCCGTGACAAAGTTTATTGCCGTGATCATTGCCGCACTTGCACCCATTCCATCCGCATTCTTGAATGCAGTCTTTACAGCAACTGTAGGGTATCTCGAACCTCCTCCTCAACGAAGCATGCTTCCGACATCGGTCGGGTCGTAGACTTGCGGGCGGTAATTGGTAATGAGCGGCGGGCGGTGAGAGGCACGCGCACTTTGCTTCACCCAAGACACAAAGAGATACTTTTCATTCACAGGCCAAACCATGAATCCAGAGTCCGTGAGTGTCTTGACCAAGTACTCCCGCGCTTCGGACAGTTGAAACAATGGGTATCCGAATACGAATGTAGGTATTTCAAAGACGACATACGGCGCATTGGGGGAATGAATTGCCTGTTTCCGGATTTGCCCGTATAACTGAGAAAGTACGGGTCTCATTGCTGACATGCGTTTTTCACGGCGTTCTTCTTGTTCTGTCCATACATCACGTGCTTTCAGCATGCCCTTACTTGTCAGATACAATAGAATGTATCGATCCATTGCGCTTGGAGGTGGAGGATCAAGAGGTGGGTTGCTAGTCGGTGCACTGACTGCCCTCGAAGAAGAAATGGGACATTTGCAGTTTCCAGATGGAATCTACGGGTGTTCCGTTGGATCGATTACTGCAGTTGGGTTAGGATGCGGTATGAATGCCGCACAACTCAATACATTTTTTCGCGATCCAGAATTGACAATCTCAGGTGTCTTGCCACCGTTACGACTGAAACATCTGAACGAACTGTCTATAAAAAAGGGTCTATTCCCGATGGACGAATGGTGCACAAAACTGGAAGAGTGTTTTGAGCGACACGGGTTTCCGATTCGTGGAAAGACCTTGGGTCAACTGTCTCAACCCGTCAAACTTCTTGCGTCGAACATGACAACACTGAAACCCGTCTTGTTCTCGGACGATGTCTTGGTGATCGATGGACTTCGGTGCTCGTGCTGTTTACCGTTTCTGTTTCAACCGCAAATGGTGTACAACAATGTCTACATTGATGGTGGAGTCTTTACACCCTGCATTGCCGACAGTGTACCACCCACTTGCTTGACACTGCACATTACTGCACGACCGGTTCCAATTTATCCATCTACATTGGAGACTGTGTCGTACGGGCAAACGCTGTACACGTTATGGTACAGTTTCTTTATGCAGCATGATCTGAGTCGGTTCAAGAATCTGGTTTGGTTGGA